AGCACCAGTAATTGTCGAACCCGAAGTAGTCGTCTCGAATCGTTTGGTATTATCATAATAAAGAGATGAGGCTCCATTTTCAACAAACGTTGCCATTGTTTCTGTAGTTCCAGAATTCTCTATCGCTACCTCACTTCCACTTAGTTTAAGTGCTCCTGTTCCTGTATCTTTTATCCTAGAATTACTTGCATCATGATATATCTGCAAATCTGAGCTAGTACCCATTGTGATAGTACCACTATCATTAGGTACTCTAACACCACCTTTTGCAGTAACAATACCAGTAGAGTCTACATTAGTTACATCTTCATAGGTAAGAGTTCCACCAACAGTAACGTTACCTGTAAAGCTAGCAGCAACACCCACTAAATCTCCAGTGAATGTTCCAGTCGCACCACTTATATTTCCACTTACATCACCCGTTAATCCACCAACAAATGTAGTAGCAGTTGCAACACCAGTTACATTTACACCATTAGGGAATGTAGGTGCATTAGAACCACCCCTATCAGTAAAGTTATCAGCACGAATTCTACCTCCACCACCAGCAAGAACCTGTGGAGCACCAGTTGTACCAATACCTAAGATATCTGCAATGAAATCATCACCATCTGCAATGGTAATATCAATACCAGATGCAACAGCAACTTCAGGATACTGTGTATATGCAACAACGGCAGTCGCAGGAACATCAATAGAAAGATTTGATGCTACGTCTAAAACTTGATTTGTAAAATAAATATTAGCTCCATCACCAGTTGCTGCAACAGCAGTTCCAAGTCCAGCAGGTAGTCCTGTTAGTGCAGAACCATCACCCTCAAGACTAGTTGCAGTTAATATACCTGTAACAACTACACCAGAAGTATTTGCCTGTGCTCTTACTGTTCCATCACCATCTTTAATCGATGTAGCATCGATGCCTGTCAAGGAAGACCCATCACCACTAAAAGAAATAGCGGTTACAACACCAACGTTAAGATCTTGAATTGGGTTGGTTGCGGTGGCAAACCCCGCTAATTCTCTAGCTCTAGACATATGCCGATACTTTTTTAGTTATTTATGGGTTTATGCATGTGCATAACAAATATAATTTTCACCACTTGTATTTACATCACTAGCAGAAGTTAGAGTAATTCCATCTGTACCAACAGTAAACCAATTTTGTGTATCTTCTGGTTGACTAGTATCCATTTTCAATCTCTTGGTAAATCCTCTATGACTATCCCATACATTCCAAGAACCATTATCAGATATTATTCTTATTAAAACAAATCTAGGTTGGAAACCAAAACTTATTGCTCTACTAGCACTATCATCTCCAGCCCAATAGGTAACTTTACTAACACCAGTAACACTAGCAAATAGAATTGCCTGATATACATCACCAGAACCATTAACATTGCCGTTTAGAACGCTAAAATGAGTGCTTGTGGGAGCACCATAATAAGTTCCACTACCTTCTGGCTCTTGTCCACCCATAACTATATAATAATTTTCTGGATTAGTACCACCATTAAGTCCTATATGATATACCAGTCGAGAAGCAGTATTAGTCCTTCTCTTAAACCACATCATTTCAGGAACCTGATTCAATCCATGCGGAATTTCTTGTAGGCTTTCAGGAGTTCTGCCTGTATAGTACACCACATCTATCCCCTCACTCCTCCTCCACATCCAGGAAGTTCTTTCTGAACCATGTCCACCACTATTCCAACCAAGTTTATAATCCCAAGTAAAATCGTTTGAACTAACTTCATACTCATTTGTATTAATCTCCATCATCATTTTTCCACCAAGACGAGAACCTATTTGCCAATCCCAAGTATACTGTTTGGATTTTTCAAAAGCAAAATCAACAGGGAATATGCTCTTAGTTAGAGAACTACTACCTCTACTACTAAAATTAGGTGTAACACCTGAACCCAGTCCACCAGAAACAGAAAAAACATCTGAACCAAGAGTGATTGGTTTGGCTACATAAGCATCAGGCCTACGAATCGCCATGTAAACATGTGTTTCTCCATTTGTATTAAAGTTACCCCAATTTTTTACAATTTTAAAACCTGTAGACGTTAACTGTATTCCTGTGTCAGTATTATCTACTGCTGCCATATCATTTCTATTGGGACGTATAGTTTCCCAATAACCCTCAACAGGCCAAGTTGTTGCACTATCAACTAATTGCCAATTACCACTATTATCAGCCTGCTTTACTAGAAGGAATTGTGGCTCCCATCCAAGATAGACATCTATATCTACACTATCGCTACCATTACCAATATAGCTACCAGTTTTAATCATTTGGGCGTTTCCCTTTGCTCCAAAGACAGAACCACTAGTGTCATCGAAGGGGATAATTGTGCTTGCTGTTGGATCACCATTAGCGGTAATCGTTCCAGGGGTTACGGTTGAACCAGTAACAGAACTGTCGTTACAACACAGAAGTTTGGTATTCGTTATGTTTGTTAATGGCGCAGTTGGTGGTTTAAATGATGATGTATAAACTGCTGTTCCTTTTACTACTCGGAAGTTACTAATTTTACCATTCATAGGAGAAGAAGACCCATTATCAGCTACTTCTGCACCTATATGAAATGCTCCTTGAGGTATACTACCTTGCGTAGCAGATCCCATTTGTATACCATTTAGAAATAGTTTTACTGTATTACTAGATCTTGAAACAGCAACGTGATACCACTGTCCTGGTGATACTACATTGCTAGCACTTTGTATTAAATAAGAAGCATCATACAACGCAAATTTCCCATTACTATCAACAACTAGTGACACACCTGTGTTATAACCACCTCCAGCAGTCCAAAGACCATTATATCCAGCAGCATCTACATTTATCCAACATTCAATAGTGTAATCATCCGTTCCAAAATCAAAATCTGATGAACTTGCAAGACTTAAATAATCACCCGTTCCATCAAAATCAACAGACTTTGCAGTAGAATCAGTTGAACCACCACCTGCAAATAGATAAGCTATATATTCATGACCGCTTTGATTAACTTCTCCATCCGCACCTACAGTAAAATCAGTCGCAGTAGGATTACCCCCATATACATTGGCATTTTCTCCTGCTTGAGAATCACTGTTTAAGTTTAAATATTTCTCATTGCCTAATGATCTATGATATACAACCCATGCTCCGCTATGACTTGTTTTCTTTATTATTATTAATCCAGGAACACTAGATAATGAATGAGAGATCTGCGTAGAACTACCAGTTCCTGTGTAGGTAACAATATCAAAAAATCCAGGTGCAGTCCCAAAGGTCCAGCTTGCGTATTCTCTACCAGTAGCTCCAGTATCGTCACCATAACCTGTTACAAAACCGTTTGTCTGGAAATTATTATTAGCCCATTGTTCTGCATTAGTTGTTACGGGAGCATCATTATTACCACTAGAAAGTCCTGAATTAGCTCCTCTTACAGTGTCAAACCACCAATGCTTTGTTGCATGTGATCTACTTTTAACCCATACCAATCTATTAGTAACTTGCTCTGCAAGTCCAACACCATTTTCATACCATGCATTAGAATTAGAACCATCATATGGACGGCTAGCGTAGATATCCTCAGCATATGTTCTAGTTGGTTCTTTACCAAGACCAAGGAGCATTTGTTGTAAAGGTGTCATAATTTAATCTCCGTTCTTATTATTTAATAGATTCATTTTAACTTAATCCAGCACCTGATATGTATCCAACACTTGCACTTTGGAACCAAACAGTAGCCATTCCTCTACCAGCTAAAGTACGGTTTCCAGTGCTTGCATCAACTGTATTATATAAAGTAACTCCTGATCCTTGGGTTATAGTAAAATCACTACCAGAGTCATTAATCATACTCACGGCATCTCCAGCAGAGAAGACTGAGTTGTCTATGGTGAATCCACTTGAATGAGTTTGTGTTACGCATTTACCAGCATCAGTAGCAACTAATGTATAAGTAGTACCCCTTGCGTTTTCAGGTATAGCACGTAATTCGCCTATGCTGTCTGATACCGTTCCAGCAAACGTGGCGTTGTGTGAGCTATCTAAAGTTAGGGTTAAATCTGCTCCCGAACCGATTCTAAGAGCATCTAAATTATGATCATATTGGAAATATCCAGCATATTCAGCCGCCCCACTCGTCCCATCAGAAAAATAAATATTACCGTTTGAAGAACTATCGTTTCTTATAGTTATGCCACCATGACCAGAAGCAGTATTAATTGTTAATTCATCAGCATTTGCAGAACCTTCCGTAGTCGTTCCAATTAATAATCTACCACTATCATCAATTCTTGCAACCTCTGATCCTGATGCACTAAACTCTATACGTCCACCAGTTACATTACCTGCTCTTAGTGCTAAAGTACCTGGGAAACTTGCGTGTTCATTACCAAAAAGACCTATAAGTGATCCTCTATTCTGAGAAGCATCTGAACCACCACATAAACTCCAGCTTTTATCATCAGAACCATCATCAGAATTAAATCCTATAGTTGCTTGATCCGTTCCTAGTAATATGTCACCAGCAGATGTGATGCGAAGTCTTTCTGCAACAGTACCAGCAGCTGCTGTATAGAAAGTTAAATGACAATCATCTTTATTTGTTGTATCCTCACCAGCCATGAATCTGATTTGACCCACAACAGTATCATTCCAATACCCATTAATATTTCCTATCGTCTGATTAGCACTACTTCTATTAGCTCTAAACCTTAAATCTACTCCAGCATCAGCATTATCACCTGCAACTAATGAAGAAGTTGCCGTATGAATACCAGTCGTATAACTTCCACTCGTGGTAGTCTGTAATTTTACTGAATTATCATAGTAGAGAGCTACAGCTCCATTCTCAGCAAATGTTGCAATAGTCTCATTACTTGCTGGATTAAGAATATCAACTTGTGAACTAAGTATCTTTAAGTTACCTGTTCCTGAATCATTAATAAAACTATGTGCTCCACTATGATATATGCTTAGGTCATTTCCTGTTCCGAAACGGGCTTTGGCATCATCGTTAAAATCAACATTTCCACTATCACCAATAGTAGTAGTAACAGTAGGATTAATATTAATAGCAGTAGCAGTTACAGTAACAGCACTACCAACAACAATAGAAGTTGATACTGTTGCTATACCAGTAGTAGTAGAACCACTAACATTAACTTGTTCAGCATTAATAATATCAGTGCTTGCCAGTCCTGTTAAGGCAGAACCATCACCACTAAAACTAGTAGCAGTAACAACTCCTGATACATTAAGACCAGAAAGATTAGCTGTTACAGCAGAACCTACAATTATACTACCAGAAGTAAGTTGTCCTGTAATAACTAAATCATCAACGTCTGTTACTTCACCAAGAGTAACAGTCGCAACGTTAAATGTTTTATATGCAGATGCTTCTACAGTAGATCCAGTCGATACACCACCATTCATAATGGTAAATGTTTGACCATCACTAGCAGTGAAATTAGTACCCTCAGTCTGCCTTTCTCCGTTTACATATATGTCGATATATCCTGGATCATAACCAGACGTAAATGTAAAATCACTAGTGATTCCACTTGTAGTATAAATTTGTCTAGCAATCCGAACAGAACTATCTGAGGGACTGTTTCCAATATATCCAGCCATTAGCTAACACCCGATAGGATACTGAAATTAATATCTACACCATTTTTGGTGTCACAATATACTCTAAGCTCATCTACTGCTTCAAGTACAGTTTTACCAGCATCACTTATAATCATTGATGAACCCTCTGGTATAGGGGCATTATATACAAGGTTAGCATCTACACCAGCAGATGAATCTCTTGTTTCCACAAAGACTTTAATAGCACCATTCTCATTATTGGTTAATGTACCACCAATAAGGATACTCTTGGTTGCAGCAGGAGAAGTATAACAAGTTTGAACACCAAGGAACTTAACAACCTGACTTGATGCTGACGATTCATTCGTTGAAGCAATGTCAGTATAGATTGTTGTTCCGTCTATCTGTGCTACTTTTGCACCACCAGGAAAATTCTGGTTAATCACCATGTCAGAAACTCCAATACCAGTATTTGCCGTTACTGTAATACTAGTACTAGCAGCACCTATTGTACTACCAGAATAGGAAGTAACAACTCCGACTGTTCTTGTAATTGAGTTTGAAAAAGCTTCTGCCATTGTTTTTTACGTGTTGAGATTATTTATTAACCGCCTAGAGCGATTACGAGTCCAACTGAAGGAATTGAACCTCCATTTAATGTCACCGTTGCTAGTGTAGTTGCAGTGCCTAAACGTATTGTACCATCTTGGGCAGCATAAAGAACTGTCCCACCAGTACCAACGTTTAATTCTTGAACTGTACCAACTCCAGTAATTATAGCAGATGAAAGTGTTGATACGCCACTAACATTGGCAGTTAATGCTTGGAACTGATTAACAGTACCAATTCCAGAGACATAAAGTTCTCTACCTGATATTGAATCGAATTCAACATCATCACCAACGTATAAATCACCACCAACATAAAAATCGCCACCAGTGGTAGTAATTCCACCACTGCCAGCGAGAGTTGTAATTCCTGCAATTGATATACCAGATCCAATTTGAACGGCAGCAACGCCACCATCACCATAGATAGCACCTGATATTGTACTAACACCAGATAATTTTAAATCAGTGGCAGCAATACCACCAATAACATCTAAAACAGTAGATGGTACGGTAGAACCGATACCTATCCGATTAGTTGCACTATCAACAAACAGGAGACTGGTATTGACCGTAAGGCCATTTTTAACTACAAAATTCCTATTAACCGCCATTGGAGTTCACTATCCCCCCTGTTTGTATTATTATTTATAGAACTTTAACGTTCGCCTTGTATACTCCAATTTACTCTTAAATCTGCATTAGCACCAGTATTATCAGGACCGCCACTAGAACCAGTATCATGGAGTGTAATATTAAATTCTCCACCTGATGCTACACCAGCATTACCTCCTTGATTCTCTCCACCTTGATAAATTCCAGAACCATTTTCTGGAGAAGTCTCATTTGTAGTACGGAATTGATAATATGCACCACCAGTTAACCATTGATCAACTGTTCCTGAATTTTTATCTACTGTCATGACAATAGTACCCATGTTAGTCAAATACTCATCACTATTTCCTTGGAAAGCATAAGAGAATGTACCACCACTAGTTAAGTATTGAATCACAGAAGAGTTTGTATTAGTAACATCAACCTTTCCTCTTATTAACACCTCTTCAGTGCTGGCCCAAGATGTTAGATCAAGAAAGAGTCCACTTCTTGTCAATGAGGCAGGATTTCTTACAATACTTGCATTCTTACTTGTAACCAAAGGATTATTTCCAGCACTACCACGTCTACCAAAAACACGGATATATCCAGTGCCTAACTGATCAGTGGTTACTGTTTGAGTTAAATTTATCCCATAAGTCCAATTTCTGGATGAACCATCATTACCACCTAGTATTGAAGCAAGTTTAGTCCAATTACCACCATAATATCCTGATCCACCAGCTCCACCATCTGTTCCATTTCTACCACCACCTTCAACACCTGCTCCACCAGTACCACTACTAGTATCACCAGGATGATTTCCATTATCAAGATATAAATTAGTCATCTTAAATCCACGAGTAATCTCTGTATTGTTACTATTAGTTGCAACAGGATACTCTACTCCATCAGGATCTCTAAGTTTACTAGTAAATGTTTCACAAGCACCATACCTGTTCTGATACCAACTACTTCCTTTTGGACATCTAGACGCTACTCCCCTTCCAGCATTTGCTGTTGGTATAGGAGGACTTCCCTCTGCTAGTAAAGTATTAGGAGCAAAATATCCGCCTACACTACCAGTACCACCGCCAAGAGCACCAGCACTATCAGCACCACCATCTCCACCTTTTCCATTTGTTCCTCCTCTACCACCATTTCCAGCTATACCAATAACACTTCCAGTTTCATAAACCGCAGTGGCAGGTCTTCTGGTTGATTGTCTACTAGTAGCAGCAATTCCAACAAATTCTTTTTCCTTTTCCATAGTTCCTTGTATAACCATCCATCCACCAATACCACCATCAAATGAATTTTGGTTGTCAGCTCCTTGTGCTCCACCAAGTTCTAAATCAACAGTAAGATCATCATCTATTGCAAACATACTAACATAATAATAATTCTCCCATGCATACACAGATGTATTACGAGAACCTGCATTATAAATTACATCTTGCACATGATTTAAGTCAATTTTAAATCCATTAGTATAATCTGAAAGATCAACATCTTCAGAATAAACATCATAGTCAGTACTACTAGAGACTTTCTCTCCACCAGCTGGCATATATTCCAATCTAATTGTCTTTGTTAATTCTGTAGAATTATCAGTTATACTATCACTAGTTACAGAAGAAACTAGTTCATCAGTAGGATATGAAACTAAACAAGTATAAGTATTCAATCCTACATGTCCTGGAGAAAATGTATAAGAACTAGAAGTTGCTCCAGAAACGTTCGTACCAGAATCCTTCCATTGGTAAGTTAAATTACCATTATCTCCATTTGATATGGTTGCACTCACACTAAGAGTTCTTGATAAATTATAAGAAGACGTATTAAATCCTAAGGGTTGTACTCCAACAGCAACAAGACTAACAGTAATTGCTGGTGCTACACTAACAACACCAACATTAGAAAATGTTTCTCCAGAAGGTGAATATCCACTAATAGACTGTCCTACACCCACACCAGTAGCACCAACACCTGGTGTACCATGAGATACAATTAAATCTGAATTATCAGGAACCCACTCAGCACTAACCTTATAATTTACAACTCTCGAAAGATTATCACCAGCATAATTCAAAGTATAACTTCTTGTAGTAGTAACGCCTGACAATGCTGTTGTTATACCACCACTCAATACATCATCCTGATACCATCTATAATTAAGATACCCAATACCTGTAGAAGCCGCAGCAACTGCAGTTAGAGTAGTAGTTCCTCCACCAACAATACTCCCACTTTGTGGGTTAGTTGTGAATGAGATATAGGGAACTAGATACTCATTCTCTAATCCCCTACTTAAGTTTTGACTCATGAGAAGTTCTGTCCGACGACTACGCCAAAGAGTGAAGCACCACCATCAAATGTTTGGAAACTGTAGATATCAGTCTTAAGTCCAACACTAACGACTGAAGGAACAACTCCACCACTCCAAGATATAGGAATTGCAGTACCACCTGATGTCTGCTTGAAGGTATTAATACCAACAGGATAAGCAGTGGAACTTTGCTGTATCTTCAGAGTAAATGTAGTGTGGTCGTCACTATCTAGTCTATTAGAAAGAACAAACTCTGTGATTCCTTCTGAAGTAGTAAGATCAAATGCTCTACTCTTATTCAAGTCTAGTGTAACAACACCAGAAGAGGAAGTAACTGTAGTCACTTTCTCATAGTAATCATTCAGTTTTGTTCTTGCACCAATATCAACGGTGGCCTGATTATCAGGGGAAGAAGATGCAATACCAACCTTACCATTCTCATGGTATATGGCAGTACCACCTGCACCAACATAAAACTCACCGTTAACTGTCTGTACCCCAACAACTATGCTTCCATCAGCATCTGATAGATTAACATCCGTGGCACTAAGAACTGTTGCTCTAACAGTGGCAAGTGTAGAAACTCCAACGAACTGTGAATCACCTTGTACATAAAGATCTCCACTATTACCTGTAGAACCACCCTTAATCTCTAGACTGTATCCAGGATTTGTAGTTCCGATACCCACGTCCGTTGATGTGGTATTGATACCAGCATCAGTTCTATTCCACTCAGAGTCAGCAGGTAGGTTCGTAATATTAGAACCATCACCATAGAGGTATGTTCCAGCAGTTATAATTCCAGTTGCTTGAATACCACCATAGACATCCAATTTGTAAACTGGAGATGTAACACCCACACCTAGTGAACCAGCCGCAGAAACAATAACTGTTGAACCAGAACCTATTTGTAGTTCATTAGCATTTGGTGTGGTAGTTCCAATACCAACCTGATCGAAGATGCTAATGTCTGCAGTAGCAGATGTGCTTACATCACCAAACTTCCTCCATCCATTCTCAACTGTAAATACCCAACCAACACTTCCACCAGAGGAAGGATCACTGAAGAACTTAATGTCTCCTGGGTTTCCATTTACAGTTGGAGTGGTATTGATAACTGAAACTTCTCTAGCAACAGTTGCATTACCTTGAATAAAGAAGGAGTTAGCTTCGATACCACCTTCGCCAAGTGAAGTTACTTTCTTGTTGAATAGAACAGGACCATCAAACTCAGAGATGATGTTACTGTCTGTACCACCCTCAACCTTTAATGCACGACTTACGGTGACTTCTAGTGGAGTGATAATATCCAATCCAACTGCAGTACCAGAGGCAATATCTAAGTCTTCACCAGTTACAGTAGCAATTGGTGCATCAACAACCTCTTCTTGTCCAGTAGTAGAGTTAACCTTCTTATTACCAACATAGAAGTTACCCTTGTCATTCATGCCTGTATAGACATTGACACCACCACTCTTCTTAAGTGACTGAGCAAGAAGTTCTTGCTTACTAGTCAATACTCTATCAATCTTATCTGGTAATGCAGTTGAGTAGTTACCAGGACCGAATCCAACATATTCAAATGTATGCCCAGAAGCACGAAGAATAGAGTTTCTTCTAAATTCTGTAGCAATTGGAGATACAACCTTAACAACAGAACCATCAACGTGAGTATTACGTCTGGTTCCAAGTTGTCCCCTCAATACTGTGACTGCATTAGTACCTCCAACAGGAACTGTAGCAACACGCATTATCTCTTCATCAACCTGTATATAATTTCCTTGTTGTATTCCACTGTTAAAGGAGTTAGTAATCTCAACAGATGTTCCAGTCTTAGTAGATACTGCAGAATTCAGTGTAGTTGTAATACCAGAAAGAATTGGTATCATTCTAGAACTTAGGTTCTCATCTTCTAGTGAGATAGCACCATCATTTGCTGCATAACCTTTCTTAAGAGCAATAAATGTTCCAAATCCTGTCTCTGTTGGAGACTCTGTACCAACACCAAGAGTGACCTTGAATGTTGTTATTCCTACAACCTCAGTTACCCTGAAGTTACCACTGTATGCAGTATTAGCAGTACCAGTAAAGTTAAGAACGTTACCAACAGCAGCACCATGAGCAGTATTACCAGAACCAACTGTTGCAATACCACTTAGATAATCATACTCGAAGGATGTAATACCGATACCAGGTCCAGCATTGAACATCATCGCACGAGCACATACTGTAGCTCCTATACCTGTAGTACTTGCAGCACCAATACCAGATAGTGAAGAACCAGTTGATACCTGTATCTCCTTACTTTCACCAACAGTGTATCCAGTAACTTGATAGTTTGTATTACGTGAACTGTAAGTATTAGATGTGACACCTAAGACTTCAATAGAATCATTAGTATTATCAAAGAGTGAGAGAACTTCTACTGTACCTTGTACAAATCCTGTCGTGGTAGCAATACCAGTAACTGCCATTGTATTACCAATAGCAAATACAGAACCAGCATTAATAATACGGATAGAAGTGATACCACCAATAGCATCAACATCAACCTCAGCAGTAGCAGACTTACCAACTGTTGAAGAACCAATTGCTGTTAGGGTTGCGTTATAAAGAGTTCCAGCAGCACCACTACCATAACCAAATCCAGTAGAACCAAGTCCAACTGACTTAACACCAAAGAGTCCGTGATCTCTGTCTGTATAGATTGTATGAGAAGTACCAACTACAATGTCACTGACAATATCAGTAATAGCAAGTCCAACCTTAGAATCCCGTCCAAAACGAATGAGGTTTTCCTTAGTAATTGATTTCTTAAGATCATTGGTTAATACTTCACCAATATTATCAGGTGTAGCAAAACTTCTTGCAAACTGTGGATCAGAATCAATATTATCTCTATCAACCTGTGGATACAAGTCAATAATATTCTGAGAGAACTTCTCAGTACTAAATGGACTTATGTTAGGGCTGTTAGAAGAGTTTAATATGGTTAAGTGATAGACACCATCCTGTTGATCCTTAACATGCTTCTTAATTTCAGTAGATCTATAAGTATAGAAATTAGTAGCGTAATCTTTCTTCTTGAAGTATGGAAGGTCAATAGTCCTTGTACTAGTATCATTATCAAATGTTCCTGGATCATCTGATAGTGCAACAGAGAATGATCTATCAGAAATAATTCCAGTAACTTCTTTCTTGAAGTTATATCCAGATGTTCCAACACCAGTAGTGTTATTGGAACTTACAATGTTAAGTAGTTGAACCTGAGCACCAGTTTCTAAGTTGTGTGGTATCTCAGTTGTAATTGTAGCAATACCAGTAGTGCTATTATAGTTTGCATCAGCAATAAATCTCTCATTACGCTGCTGAACAGCATTAGTAAGAGTAACTAACTGAATATTTGCTGTAGTTTCAATGTCAGCACAACTCTCTTGAATTACATATCCATCAATAGGAGGACGTGCAGAAGATACACCAGCAGGAACTACATAACGAGCACGATATAAACTATCCTGCTGTGATCTATCATCGGACCTTCTACTAATGTAACTTCTAGGAGTATTAGTTCCTATAGCAGTAGAGAATCCAATAACAGTAGAATAGATATTATTCTCTGTAGCAGCAGTAGCAACGTTTACATACCACTGTTTCTCTCCAGTATCATACTGAACTGGATGTCCTACATCACCAGCAAGTTTATCAGAAACTCTAGACTCAATAGTGATAATACCACCCTTATTATTAAGAGTAGCAAAGTTATCAGCAAGTGCGTCTGTTTCGTTCTGTGCTAACTTAATCTGATTAGCAGCCAAACTACTGTCAATGTTTGTATCAATAATATTATAAGTTAATTTCTCTTCAATACCATCTGGTAGATGTCCATTTTCAGAACTAACTCTTACACTCTCTCCAGCTAAGAAATTATGATCAGAAGTTAGAGTTAAAATACTATTGGTAATACTGTTAATACCAACAGCAGACCTATCAAGAGTAAATGTCTTTACAGAACTGGGTTCCTCAGAAGAGAACGCAGTATTATACATTATAATTCTAGCACTATACTCAGTGGTAACACCAGCAATAGGAAGAAGAACCTTTAATTTGTCATCCTTTCTAGCACCTAAACGGAAACCTTGTAATACAGTCTCTGGTTTAACATCTGCATTAGTCTTATCATAAAGATATAATCTTGATGTATTACCTACACTAAGAGTCTTGTTAACATCTAATGATACAAATTCTAGTGCAGCATCGGATGTTGTAATCTCCTTAGGAGGAATAATATGTGTAATATAACCTACATCATCTCTAGAGAATGCATTCTCCTTGAATCCATCTGCAACAAGACCAACAGCACCAAAGTTAGAGTTAGAGTTAGTAATCGATTGGTCACCACCACTCTCTGCTAAGAAGTGACCATTAAATCCAACAGCAAAACAAGATACAAGTTGTAAAACACCGTCATTAGAACAACGAATATGGTAGTTGCTATAAGCAGGTTTGTATCTTGCAAGTGAATTAGCAGAAATATTATCTACAGTCGTACTATCATCATATACACCAGAAGTGGTGTTGTACTTAACAAATGCTTTTACGTCTTTCTGAAGCGATATACCAGTGAACTGAGCAGCAACCATAGACTTGAATCCAGCTGCCTTAGAACCATCAGCAAAAAGACCGTTCATTCCATATACGGAAAGAAGTGAACAGTTAAAGATGTATGGTGAAGCAGAACTTACGGTATCAACCTGTAAATCTGCACTAGCATTAGATGGAGTCTCAAATAAAGTTGCTGGAATAGTATCAACTTCATATGTGAATGTAGTGGATCCAGAACCTACACTTGCAACAGTTCTCTGACCATTATATCCAGATGCAGTAACACCATCAATACGCAATGGCATATCAACAGTAAGTCCTGTAAGAGCAGTAACAGTTTCTACAGTAATTGTAGTATTACCAGTTACACCATCTCCAGAACGAATAGAACTGATACCTACTGAACCACCCTTAGGTCCAACAATCCTTGTTTCATCAATAACAGGCTCAATATCAACATTTCCTGAAGGATAGTCTGGAGCAATTGGTCTACCAGACGCATCATCATAAACGTCAGATATTTTATAGTAATAGTTGTTAAGATCAGTGAAGTCCTTAGATACATTTAAGAAACTATCATTGATGTCAATATTATTAACACCATCAGCATACTCAAAACAAGTTAACTTGTGGTGAGAGAAGTTAGGTAAGAATGTGTTTTTGGTGTAATCCTTATATGCCTGTCCTGTTGGACTTGCATCAAAGATACTAAACTGCCAGAAATAACATCCACCTGTTACTCTGAATAAAGCAGTTCTTTCAATATTAGCATTTTCTGGATCTGGAACATACTTAGGACGTAGTTTTGTCTTTCTTAAGTCAAGACCAACAATAGAAGTACCACGTGGAACTATAACACCACCATGAATACTGTTTAACTGATACAGTACATTACTTGATGATTCTAAGTCAAAGTTTGATGTAAGGTCAAATGGAGATATTGCTAATCCTGTCGTACCATCTCTACTCGTATATTGTGCTGTTCCACCACCACCATCATTTGCAATATAACCTGGTCTATTATCTACTACATGATCACCTGGATACAATAGGATTGTAGTTTGTGCAAAGCGGTCATTCGATAATCCTGTTTGATAGGAGAATCTTGACGCTTCTACTAAAGCACGTTGAATTGTCTTAAATGGACGTGTCAGTGAGTTACCCTGATTCTCGATACTATCAGTCGCATCAAGATCCGTAGGGTTTACATATAATATATTTCCCCTGACACTCTTAAGGAAATTTTGCAGACGACTAAGAGGCATCTTCTTTATAACCAGGTATTTGCTATATTTTATTTAGTAAATAGAAGAGGAACCTATTTATAGCCATGGACTTACAAAAAATTGCCTCGACTGGAACAGCAGTAGCAGTTTTAGGAACTGGGACAATTGTTGGTGGAAATCACGTGATCGATCAACAGACTGGGGGACCAGAAAAAAGGGCAAAAGCAGAAGAAACTACACTACGTCAAATAGTGAAGGAAGAAATTAAGGAAGCTTTAATTCAAGCATGGCCTACTCAAACTAGTGGTATTACTGGACTAGAATTACCAAATGACTATCGTAATCAAGTACCTCAAAAATGATTCCTGATATTATCGTCAACGGTGGAAACATAACCGTTAGACCAATCCCTGATAACAATAATATTAACGTTCGTATGAGGAATGTTAGAGATATTAGAGTTATCAATACTGGAGTTAGAGAAATTGCTGATAATCGTGTCTGGTTAAGGCAACAACCAAATGCAATTCCACAAAATGTTCCTGTTACCACAAGAATAGGAACTCCGATTGTTAATATGCCTGGTTGTGTCAAAGCACACAAAGAAAACGCAAAAAATCCAGCAAATAGAAATAAAATGCTGGTAGATAACGATCCTGAAGGAAACGTTGTGTTATGTGATGGAGGAATGCCATACTTCCAACCACCAGATTATGATTATAGAGATTTGACTTGGAGAACCATCTATGGAGATGCACCAGTAGCAGAAGGTATAGACACAGGTGATCCACCTCCTCCACCAAACACTCCAGAGACTCCAGGTGCTCCTAGAACACCTCCTACAACAAAAGAGGATGTTCCATGCCCTCCACCTAATGCAAGGCGTGAGGGAGACTTAAATCAAGCAGGTACAGAAAAAGTAACAGGATATGAATTACAAAGAGATCCTAATAATTACGAACAATTTATTTGTGTAACCTTATGGGAAGATATTTCATTTGCAGAACGATATTTACCCTCTGTTAATGTTATAACCACTACGGCTGGGATTGCTGCTGTGGCGACGACATCCGCCCTACTTGCCAAACCCCTAGCAGATTTGCTCCTGAAGGTGATAAAGCCTGCTGTGAAGAAAGCTCTTGCGAAGGTTCAGAAGTTGATGGGGAAGAAAGAGAAGATTCTGTCTCTTCAAGAGAGGAAGTTGAAACAGAAGGAGGCGAATGCTGCTGTGAAGGCTGCTCGTCTCCTGAAGGGAAAGTAAGTTGAGGTAAATCGTGTGAATGAGGTAATATCTTACCAGGTGGTGTAACAACTACCACATCTGCACATACACTATGGTATGGTGACTTGGGGTGGAACATAATTCCAGCCTTCATCAATTCACCACAATTTTTGAGACGAGCAATCTCAAAATCTAATCTTTTATTAGCGGTCAACTGTAGTTGTTGATCTATTTGTGTTCTAGCCGCTTCCTTACACAGTCTCTGTAGTTTCTTATCAAGTGGCAATGAAAAAGTAGCAGATAATCCAATATTAAAATTATTATTAGCAGTCATATCAGTTCTTATTGGTTTTTCCCATATCTTCTCACCAGGATTATCTGGTATCCCATCAGGACCATCTACTTCTATTTCATAAGGCATATCCGCACCATCAGCATAATAACGAATTGGATCTCCATCATCATCCAGAATTATACTTCCATCAGCATTTTGTTTAACCCTATTATCATACCAATTTTCATCAATAGGTATCTTATTTCCATCATCATCTAAAACAAAGTCACCCATCGTACCATCAGCATTATTTGGACCTCTCTTCCATCCATCATACCAAGGGTAATTTTTTACTGTAATAATTTGAGTAGTTGTTCTTCCTGTAAAATCTGTATTATTATACTGTGGTTCTAGGTAAGTCCTTTCAAAAGGATCTTTCCATGAGTTACTGTACTGAATATATGGTGTTGCATTAAAAGTAGCACCTTGACAAGATATTTGATTACCGTAAGTATTAGTGACGTATGGACCTTGTAAAACTTGAATAGCTTGGTTCGTGACTGAGCCCGAACTATTGGCTATTGGATTAGCAGTTGCTGATATTCCACCAACATTCTCTGCTAACATTACCGTAGGATTGACTAAACTTAGTAGTGAAGCACCTACTGCGTAAACGTACTTGTTACGTCTGTGACGCTTTTTATGGCGGTCACTCTTTGTATTATTGTCTGATTGGTCATTCCAGGCCCAGAATAACTTTGGGTAAATTGAAATGCTCCGCCAGGATTTGATATGGTGAAACTTCCTGCGCTGTCCATATCCAAAGAGTCGAACGTACTCGTCAATACGCCCGTTGCTCCGTCGCCGTTTCCGTCTGTTCCCACTGCTGGTGTTATTGTCACCGTGCTGGAATTGACGTTGGGATTCAACGGTTGTCCGTCGTTTTCGATCCCATGGCCAGTAACACTGTATTCCCATCCTGTCCTATAGTCAATTGAATTAATAGTCTCTGTCACCGTAGATTCAGTCTCGGTGTGGCTCGTCATAGAGCCCTGCTGAAAATTGGGAACCACAGGCACTGCTCTTGCAGCACCTGTAATTAGTAATAAAGATAGTAGAAGAAACTTCTTCATACTAGCTACCTCACCGTAACCTCTGATACCACTTGGCCAGTAGCTGTAGTACCAGCCCCACCAGCTGTTAAACTTATTGCTCCATCTGTTGCAATGGTCCCAGCTAAGGTAGCGGCCATTCCGCCAGCAGTAGTCGTTACTTGACCAAACGTTGGTAAGTTTTCAATCGTACCAAAATTATTAGAACCAGAAGCATTAGTAACATCACCGTCACTATTATATGTCACTGGATCATAGGTAATTGCAGTACCATCAGTTAGTGCAACAGGAGCATCACCCTGAGTATAACTTTCCGTAAGGCTGAATGCATCACCAGCTGTGGTGATAGTATAAACCCCATCAGTATGTCCAGCAGCTGCAGTTGCAGTAGCAGCAGTCAGTCCACCCATAGTACCAGCAGTAAGATTACTACCCTGTACACTATATGATGATCCTAGCCTAGTTGCAGCTGATGCTGCACTATCCACCGTTAATTGAGTACTAGCAGATATACGATGGACAATATCAGCCCTCGCACCTGTAGCCCCTAAAAATAATAATGAAGTAATCAATAAGATTTTCTTCATTTTAAATATACGCTTGTGCTTAATATATAGGCACTTTTACTCTTAAGAAAAGTCCACCTTTCTTAATTTCTCGAAATATGACGTTTCTAGTGGTTTTTGGGTTTTTATGAAATTATCATCTTTTATCTCATATCCGTAATATTTGCATATTTCCAGATAAAACTCAGAATACTTGTCTTCGTTCATTTTTCAAAAAAGTAATAGAGCAAAAAATACCCTGAATTTTTTTTCGGGCTTTTATGGAATCAAAAATCGAAATAATATATCAGCCTCCATCCATAGCACATCCTATCATGGAACCACCGATGATACCAGCAGGTATTGCCCACCATCTATCTTTACCACGGGAACCAAACCCTGCTAGTCCACCACCAAGTAATCCACCTGCTACTGTACCTTCAGAGCAATCATTAGTATCTACATTCTCATAAACAGTAACGTGCCTACGATATGTTGATGGTGGTGTTGCTGCACTAGAAGGTTCACATGGGACTTCAATAGTTTCCTTCCATGATCTTACATAACCAGGATTTCCTTCAGTTCCTGGTATATACTCTTCACGATACTCACTTCTAAGACAAGTACGTTGATGAGAATAACCTGCTTGATAGTCACCTGCTATCGCAGGAGTACAGGAACTAAGAGTAATAATAGCAGCAAGTGCAATTTTCATGATTTAGAAACAGTAGGTTCAGTGTAAACTAATTCGTCACTCAACATAGAACGACATAAATTTAAAACATCTATGAATTGCTCAGTGGTTTCACATGTAACAGTCCTAGTCTCTCCATCACTACTATAGAGATAGAAAGTACGAGCAGTAGTATCAACTACGCATCTAGTTAACCAAGCATCATCATCCAAGTTCTTCAGCCTCCACAACATAGAAACAATCAATATTATTTCCTGAATTGGATCTTACCTCAATAAATTTTCCATAATCAATCGAACTAACATATAATTCTTGCCACACCCTATGAGGTGTGAGGTGAACCACAATTGATTCTGGGTTCACTTGTTCAGGAATTACAATGCGGTTTCCAACTTTTAAACGTCCAGATAGTTTCATCATAATTCAACAGATAAAATTATTATATCACTTTGTCTTCGTATTGACAACCCCTTGGTACTGAGGGTCATCATAGTACTTGCTATCAGGGTAATCTTGCCAACTAGCACCTTCATACTCTGTAATAAGAGCATTCACATCCTTCCTCTCAGCATACACGTGATAGAAGCAGTCTATAGGTAACCCACCATTGGACTGAAGGTATATCTTCTCAGCATCCCATCTCTTTATGATGATGTCCTGATGAGCACCAATAGGTTGTAACTGAACCGAAATACTCTCTACGTGTACCAGATCCTTCCAGTAATGAGGAAGAATAATCTCCTTCTTGTTCCTCAGTCTACCTCTATAATAGACACCAACCTCAGGGCCCTCAATACATGCGTATCTTAAGCGATGTCCCTCACCTCTAGAGGGATGAACCATATCAAATGGTTTAGGTCTGCCGTCTGCTGTATCAAATCTTGCCTGAAGGTCACCGATGTCACCATGATTAACAAAGACATTTCCATTTACCGTCAATGGATAAGAATCATCACCATCAATAGTTGCATTACCTTTAACATGCAATGCTCTATCACCTTGTTGTTTTGGGCTAGTAGCGACCATCAAGGTAGATTGACCTTTATAGAATGATTCTGCTCCAATGTGAACTACACCTGAAACATCTATACTACCATGTAGTAACTCATTTCCTGCACCAATACCCTCTTGTTTTGATGGTACTTGAGCTGTACCACCACCCACTACTAGATCTTTTAGTACTAATGCACTGTCAATAACGTGTGACATAACTTTAAGTGTTTTCCTCTGGTTTTACTGCTTTACCTGTTATTGGATCATAATTTAACATTTGTTCCATAACACTCATTTCTTCCACAGGTTTATCAAATGAAGCAGGAATAAATCTTCTCGATTCCATCAAGTCTGCTTTAACAGCATTCTTACCTCTTGTACTATTTGAAATCATCTTAGTGATACCACCAATCAATTCTAATTTAGTATTACCCATACATCTTAGCATATTATTGGCCATAATGATAGCCTTTTGATTACCAAGAATTTCAACATTCTTACCTCTGACATCAACCTTACCATTAGCTTTGACAGTAAAGTTACCACCCTCATCATTTTCATCACCAATCTCAAAGTTTATATTCCTTGCTCTGATGTTAAGATCTCCATTCTGACAATCAATATTCAAGTTACCATTCTCTATCTGAATAGCAAAAGTATTGTTACCTCTGCTTCTTAATCCATCTACAAATGGTCCTGGTCTTGATGGTTCTCTCTCCATATCCTGACCCAACTTAAGAGTCATTCCACCAGGAGCTTCCATCGTGGTGCGTCCCAATCTTGCACCATCTTTATCCATTGTAATGCGATGACGAGGATCATTCCCGTTCATCAACTGCCAAGCATGTTTTACTTTGTCAGCAGAAAGATTACCTGATGATAAAATACCATCAGGTGTTTGTTTTGCCCACGCCCACCTAGTGCTCTTAGACGGATCTCCTTCTACTGGTTTACCCATTAACTCTCCTTAATAAAGATATTCTTACCCACACAATCAATAACCTCGACAATCTTGGCAGGTAATAATGCAGGATCATCTGGGACAGGAACCACTTTTAATGTGACTTCAAGATCTGCACCAGCACCCGTGTCGCTATTTATTGTAATCACTGGGTAATCTAAGAATGGACCTTCAAGTGGACCATCTATACCGATCACACCACCAGTAGGAGTCAACTCAAGAGGGCGTGGATCACCATTAAAGATACATGTATCACCAGGATTATAACCTCCTCCACAAGAAGTAACAATTATCTCATCAACCTCTAAGGTAGTAGGATATGTTGGTGGTGATATTGGATCACCATGAGGTTCGGGAGTAGTAATCTCAGCACCACAAGGAACAATATAACCTATTGTATTGGTAGGTCTGAATACTTTCTGCACCTCATCCACATACTCTCTAGCCCACTCACAATAAATTTCTTCTTTAGTTGTTGGACCATACTTCTCAAAGTTTAACTTAGCAGCACGAAGAATATCTTTCTTCACACATTCAAATGCATGAGGTTCTGGAACTTCATTAAAATTATTCTTATACTTCTGATACTCTTCCTCTGTAATAGGTTCTATCTTCTTCCTTTTTTTCTGTATAACAGAAGGAAGAGGAAGTGCTTCAACTTTAAAACTACAAGTATTTCCTTGTATATTAAAGAATTTTCCTATAGATGAATTAATTACTATGTCATCAAAATAAACAGGTTGCACTCTGTTTGGTGGAAGATCTTCCATTTCAATAGTGTTATCACCATTGTTTCTTAATCGTTCAACACCTTGAACACTATTAAATGTCACGGCATAAACCTTTCCATACTCAACCTGTCTTGTAACACTCTCATTAATATCTACTCCATCTCCATATTCTTTTCCAATATTAATATTCAAACCTTCTATCCTCACACTATCAGCATAAAGTGATGCGGTTTTAACATTGAAAGTAACTGGCACTGGTTTACCAGCAGTTGATCTCTTAACTTCAAAGTCTTCACTCTCACAACTCAATCCTTTTCTCACATCTTTCAGATGTTTTAGATATCCTTGTATCCAATACTCAAGACCTCCCTTGTCCATGTATTTTCTACCATCTTGATAAGCATAACCCAACTTCTTCTCACCAAAACTCTTATAAATTAAACTTATCTCTCTAGCAAGAGTATGTTTTTCAGTACCAGGAATATGTCCTAGTCCCTCATTATATTCATTATTACCATCTAATCTAGGTCGATACCATCTCACTGGTTGGTAATTAGCATCCTTAGTCTGAGTGATAGGAGGATTACATGGAAGAGGAGTCTTTACTATCTCAAATCCTTCTGAGTTAGTTGCTAGTCCATGACCTATTACCTCAGCAGTATCATCATCAAAGGTACAAACAGTTATGTTTAATTCATACAATCTACCCTGATAATCTCTCATCCACTTCGTAACAGTCTCACCATTAACAAAATCTTGAGTACCAGTAACATATTTTATTTGATTTAACTTCCACCACTTAGTTTTATTCCTATCAATACCTACGGCCCAAGGATATCCTGATGAAGTTTCTACAACTTCCATCACATAATCAAATACAAAATACCTGTAGTTACCTCTAGTTAAATCATAAGGATCTTCTATTTGTGCTGCAGTTAATGGTTCGTGATGATTGTACACACCTCTAAAGGTGTAGATAGTACCAACTTCAAGGTCTGCATTCCAAGGATCTAATGTACTGAAATTATCTACCTTTGGTGGTATCTTATCCCATCTGAATCTACATTCTTCAGGATTAACCTCACCTGATTTAATCTTTGCTTGACGAGTAGCATATTCAGGTGTGACAATCTTCATGTCTGATAGAACTTTTGCCCTAGTGTCACCTACCCTAAGTCTTTCTTGCCAATACCTCCAACCACCAGCATCAGGTTCTCTACAGAATAAAGAATGATACTGTTGTCTTACCCATTCCTTATTCTTTGCCTTTGGATCAACTCCTTCTGCACCAAATCTTGATAACTCTACAGTTCCCTTCTTAGCTTTTATTACTCTATCAGTATAATCTTTTAATATATTTGGTGGTTGATAGTCAAGATTAAAAGGATTACCTGTCTGAACCTCAAGAAGATTACTAATCTTTCTATCATTAACTGCATCACGAATGCTAAGAATAGGACCAGCACCCTCAACTGATCCGTCTGTTACTTTCTGGAACCCCTTATATCCTTTTCTTAAATTAACTTGTACTGATTTGATCTTACCCTTTCTCTTATCAGCAGCATCAAATACAGGATCTCCATTAGTTGTTATTGCACTGACAGGTAACTGACATGTAGACCCAACAGGAAGATAAATGGTAGCACCAGGAGGAACCTTTACACCTCTCTTAGGTTTAAATGGTAAGAACCTACCCTCCTTATCTTTAACAACTGTATTATCAGCAGCAGCAAACTTCACACCATTACCACCAACACTACCATCAGGACTTGATAGATAATCCCAACCAGGTTCTACAACTACAATCTTAATGACACCTGATGAACCTGTCTTCTCAACCTGATCTTCATCTATCTCTGCTCTAAGTACTGCACCAAAACCAACACCACTCCTATCAATAACAGCACAATATGGTGGTGTATCATATCCTTGTCCTTGTCTTGTTACATCTACTGCTAAAAGGTTTCCATTAGGCCCTACTACAGCATTAGCAGTAGCACCCTTTCCTCCACCACCCCATATCTCTATGATAGGAGGACCACTTGCAATAGGTCCAGTCTCACAGGAACTACCAGAAAATCTTTGACCTTGTATTTGATTCTGGAATGTATCTTTAATAAACTCTCTACCACCAGGAAAAATAGTTTCTGCAGCAGACAGAGCAGCATCAAAACTATCTCCTCCTGCTAACATAGTCTTAGCGGATTCAATGATAGATTCTCCTGTACCACTAGGAAACTTAGCAAAACTTGCTAGGTTCTTTGCCTTACCTAAAGCATCTGTGATACCACCAAGACCACCTAAATCTCCTAGTCCAGTATTATCAAGATCAATAGCAGTGCTAAAGAGAGAATTCATATCAGTAAAATTACTAATACCTGATGCTAACTGTGAAAGTCCAGTGCTATCTGCTGCAAACTTCTCTAAAACATTACCCATCTTCTCCATTGCTGGAGGTAATGGCATACCACCACTCAACGCACTCAATTCTTTTCCTTTAGGACAAGGAAGAGGCATCTCGCCAGGATAAACTTTCTTAAATGATGTACTGAACTTTTGAATACCATCCAATCCAATACTTAAACCACCTAAGGAATTCAATCCTTCAGAAAGAATAGAGTTAAGTCCACCTCCACCCATAAGAGACTTGGCAGCACCCATACCCATCTTGGCAAATGCTCCTCCCTTATCTACTGAAGCAAGCACATTATTAACATCTCCCATTATACCATTCATCTTTGAGTCAATATTACCCAAAGACTTACCTAACAATGCTCCAGTATAATTCTCTACAACACATGGTGGTTGACTTACAAGTTTCCCTTTAGTTTCTTTAACAAAGTTAAGAGCATCTAAAGGAAGAGCAGCAATAATTTCAGAAAAAGTTCCAATAAGTTTAGTAGCTGCTTCATCATTAGCATCATCAGCCTTTAACATCTGACTTAATGGTGCAACACTATTAAATTTAGAAGCAGCTTCTCCCATCTTCTCTAAAGTTGCACCCATTGCATTTGTCTGCAAGAATTTCATTGCAGTTGCAGTAATAGATGCTACTCTCTTCTCTTCTCCTTCAATATTACCAATCTTAAGATCAGACTTATTAACATAGATACCATTTACTTTTTCAGTTATCGTCATTACCTTTGATAACCTCTGTGTTGCTTGACTAATCGCATCTTGATAGTCTACACACTCAGAGTTATCTGCCACCTGCATGTTACCAGTGGCATCTAAATTCTCTTTAATAAAAACTTCTGCCTGTGTTATTACCTCTACAGCATCTCCCTGTTCTGTCTTAACAGCCTCATTAGTAAGACTTGTATCAGTCTTTACTTCACCTTCTCCTGTTTGCTGATCAGCATCTCCTGTACCCTGCGTATCTACCGTATCAAGTTTCTTAATGTTGGTAAGAGGTTCTGGTTTTTCATTAGTGTAACCAGAGAAAGGTTGATACCTAGTATCAGGTATTGCTTTTCTAAAATCTTCTTGTGTTGACTTATCAAAGAGTCCTATGATAACTGGTTGCTGACCATCACTACCATCTAAAAAGAAACCAAACACCCACTCACCACCAGTGAGGGCAAGTGACTCAGAGAATCCACCTGAACCACCACCAGCACTGGTAGGCATTAGACAATATGCCCAAGGCAAATCATCATTAGGTAACTCTTCCTTTGAATACGTATGATAATTAAGGATTGATACCTTAACTCTTCTTCTAAATCCTGGTAGATCTTTATCAGTATCAACAGGTAACTCAGGGAAATTGGCTGCCCAAGTTTTAGATTCACATACCTGTCCTATCCACCAGGAGAATCCATCCTTACCTATATTATGACTTTTTAACAGCGACTCATCAATCATTAGTCGTCATACACTCTACATTCATCTGCATCAGGATGATTATCACAATAAACTTCTAGGTGCTTGTCTTCATGGCGTGTGTGCCAATCATTAATCTTACCTTCATTCTTATTTACCTCTTCTTCTGTGTGATCATGAAATGCATCGTTATGCATTGCTAAATCTTCTTCACTATACTCACGAGTACCATGATTGATGTGCTCTTTATGATCCTTAGGATCAATATACACTTCATGATTCAAATCGTGGTCGGGTGTTTTGGTTGTCATAGTTAAGATGCTGTTACTTTATTTAAGCCCCTTTAATATAGCATAACATCATCTACTGATGATGAGGGAGAAACTTTTCCAAAAGAATCACGAATAAGGTTCAAAGAAGTGCTGGCCTTTCCTCCAGCAACCTTATGACACAGACTAGCAATCAAATATAGACCACTAGTTTCCTTACTTACCTCCTTTTTAGCAGATATGTCAGGGAACTCACAGTATATTGTATCACCAGCCTTTAAAGAAAAGTCACCATCTATCAGGACATCAACACTAACAGAAAAGATCTGATTATATCTAGTGACTGCCTGAGACATTCTTTCTCTTACCTTATCATTTAAATTTTCCCTATCCTTCTTCCAATTCTCTACTTGTTCCTGTGCATCCTTTCCAATAGGTAGTGTTCCCATGTCAAGTATGGCACTCATACCTCTGGTAGGCCCTGCTCTAAATTCTTTTGCAACAAATGCTATGTCTTTACCAGCACTCTTTACTTTGCCTACTTGATCCTCTTCCATCGAAAAGTCTTTACTCTTCACGGTAAAATCATATGGATTAAAGAAAGTAGTAGTGTTATTGTATGCACCGATAGTAAGTTTCTCTTGCACATCAATATTCTTATTAATTTTAAATTGTTTTATTGTTTTATATCCTTTCCTATTATTTTTCGTACCCGTGTATTGAAACTTCTTTGTATTCTTCTTGTTTGCACTACCACCACCTTGTGTAGGCCCTATCAATGACTCAACTGATTTAAATTTAAACCCTTCTTTGTTCTCAAAGAAAAAGAAACCAGCAGTCTTACCATAAGCACCATCAGCAGGGATACCCTTAGTCATCAACCAAGTCACAGTATAAAATGGTTTCTTATCATTACCAATGAAGTTATAACTGTTAGCAGTCTCCTCAATGTCAAGGTTCTTATCAGTCTTTAATCTATTCTTTAATATCTTTTGAACAGACTCTGATATCTTACCACTATACCTACCAGGTACTCTGGTCTGTTCATTGCTAAAAAATTCCTTAGTACATAAATCAAGTTGAATTAATGTCTTAGTCATACTCTCATCAGTATAACCTTCTGTCACTCTATTAACATACAATCCATCTCCACTTTCTGCACCTTCTAATTTAATCTGATTACCCTCAGTGTCTAACATATTGAGATCAATATTCTCACCACCTCTTATAGGTAATCCATCTAGTACATTCTTCAACTCCTCATCTACAGGTACAGAAGAACCAGTGTCTGCAATGATCATTCTTCCTGTAATATTATTAGACAAAATACTTTCAAAATATTTTAGTTCAACTAAACCAGCTGAAAGATCAACACCTCTTCCTGTCTTCTGATTCTTTGCAGTAAGTTTTTTAATCTCTGCTTTCTCAGCACCTCTGCCCAGAAACTTTTGATTTACAAATACGTCTTGATAATCTCTTGTTGCCATGTTTATGCCCAGACTTTTGCAAGGTTAGACTTCTTTCTATTTAACTGTGCAGCCCTATGGAAATCGCTACCACCAAGTAAAGTAACAGAAGAACCACCACCACCTCCACCAGAAGGGGTAACCATACGATTATTTAATAGTACTGTATTAGTTCCTGCTTGATCATAAGAAGCAGAAGTACCAATAGAATCTGCCTTAGATGATTGAGTCTCTGAGGTTCCAGTAAATTCAAGATCACCAGCATCAGTTGTCTGTTCTACATCTACATCAGTGGTATCAGAAGATCCTTCTTTTGTTTCAACCTCAAGATTATTTTTCTTCTCTTTATTATCTTTAGGTGGTCCAAAGAAAGATTTGAATAAAAGAGGAGCAGTTATAAGTGGATTTAATATATTAATCCAATTAGTTTGACCAAAGATTTTATTTTCTTTTTTGAATTTTTCTATAAACGTACTAAAGACACCCTTAACCCAATCAACTAATGGTTTCCCTACATTTTTCCAGATACCTCCTAATGTTTCTTTAAGTTTCTCACCAGCAGCACCCCATCCTTTACCCATAAACCCTTCATATAATAACTCACCAACAAATGTGCCAAGCATCTCACCCATAATAGCACCAACAACAGCAAGAGGACCACCAGCAGCACCAATTAATCCACCAAGAATACCACCAATACCAGCACCTACTCCCATAAACAATGCTTTACCAAGTGGTTCTCCTGCAATCAACTGAGTGACCGCAACAACAAGTCCACCAATAACAGGAAGTTTAGCAATCTTACCTACCTTACTCAATAGTGCTTTCGATTTAGAAGCTCCAGCACGTAGACCAGTCATAAGTCTTTGCGATCTACTAACAGTTCTTCCTCCTACATTACCAGCAAATCTTCTACGTGCTGCATCACCACCAAACCTTCGTGCAAATCTATTCCGTACTTGTTGAGTAGCACTACTTGTCCTAAGTCTACTTCTTTGTGCATTAAATCTATTACCACCCTGTCCTTGTGGTAAATTTTGTCCTCCTGAACCTCTTGGTTGTTGTCCACGAGGTTGTGTTATCTTTTTAATACCACCAATCCCTTTAAACACAAGGAAGGCAGCAAAGGCTGCTTCAAGTAATGGAAATCTTTTTTGTATTTCATTAAGGTTCTGGATAATACTATTCTCTTCAGTAATTTTTGGATCAACTCCTACCAACATGGCAGCAAGTTTAGTACCAGCACCAACAATCCACTTACCTATATCCCAAATCATTTTTGCGATTGGTTTAATAAAATTGATTAACTTACCAACAAGATCGATAAACTTACGAACTGCCTCAATAATTTGAGGAAGATAATTGGTTAACCATCCAGCAAATAATATACCAAGAGTTTTTAAGATAGCAGAAAGTAAACTATTTGCACTCTGTCCCACCCTTCCTAGTAAAGGTAACTTAAGTGCTCCTCCTTCTTTTTCTTCCCTATTCTCCTCCCTTTTCTTTCGTGACATCCATTGAAAAAGATTCTTCTTTGTCTTAGATTTCTTTTTCTTTGCAACTTGTTGTCCTTTTAATGCTTTTATTATGGCAAACGTTTTACCATTAATGATCTGCATCTGTTCTAGAACAGGATCACCACCAGTAACAACATCTTTCTTGACTGGTGTTTTTACATCTATAATCTTAACAATACCACCACCAAGTGAGGGTACTAAAGCACCCTTTGGACTAGACTTATCTTTCTTATTGTCTACATCTTTAGTAAGTTGTTGAGATGATACCTTTTGTTGCTTAGGTTTACTTAATGCTCCTTTAGCAAGGCTTCCTATTAATCCTACCATTATACATCCTCTAGTATGTTACACATTGCTGCAACCATTGATCTATAATGATTTTGTTTATCAATAGCAGAGAACATTAACTCTTGTGGTGTTTCACCACCACCTTGAGATCCTCCTCCACCACCACCTTGAGAACTACCAACTTCTGATGTAATAGTTTTACCACTCTTAGTTTTACCAGGAGGGTTATTGATAAGTTGATCTGCTTTCTTTTCAGTTATCTCTCCTGCAACACTAGATTTCTTTATTAAATTACTTGCTCTACTAAGAACCATCTGCTTATTCTTTTGTTTGTTAAAGAAGTCTTTCTCAAATCCTTTTGCTCCACCCCATAGATTATTATTGTAATCTATTTTCTTAGTATTTGGATCCATTGATCCAACAAACTTATCAGAAAGAAACTCTTCGTTCCATATCTGTATCTCACCAGTCTTCTTCTTAACCCTTAAGAAATATGCTTCCTTTTTAGGGCCTGTAAATCTTAGATTTTTCTGATCACTACCAATAAAATCCTTACCACCACCAGTCATACCAAGACCACCTTCGCTTGGTCCTTTAGATTTAGTCATTGTATTTAAATTTCCTACAAGACCACCACCTTCAAACCTATTTCCTTTAGGTCTATTGGTTCCACCAGCAGCAGAGTTCATATTAGCAAGCGTATCAGCACCATACTCTTGTACAGCACCCTTACTCATTACAAATTCACCAGCAGTTAGTTTTGCAGGTACTCTATCTACTCCTTCAGGGCCTGATACAAAACCACCTTCATTAAACTTATTAAATCCACTACCACCTAAAGGATCATTCATCCCTGTTTGAAGCATATTAACATTGCTTCTTAGATTTGTATCAGTCATCCTATTACTATCAGTAGTCACCACTGACTGACTTAATACATCTGCTTCACCCGCATTCATATCTCCTTCATCTATTATTGCTTTTGTTGATTGATTCTGTGCTTCTGCTAAATTCTCTCCTTCCTTATCCTTATTCAACATCTTACCTATGCCATAGGTAACTAGACCAAGACCTATCGCTCCAGCAATCCAAGGGTTAGCTGCAGCCCACAACATAATTTTTTTAGATAACCCAACTAATCCTGCTAATAACTTAGCACTACCAAGTGCTATTAATTTAACAAACTTTAATACCGTTAATCCTATCTTAAGACCAATGATTGCAAGTATACCTTTGAGTATAACAGGTACAGCATTGACTATAAACTCTTTAAATGCTTTTACACTCTCTGCGTTCTTAGGATTACTATACCAATTTAATAGACTGGTTATACCCCATCCAGTAAGCAAAGTCATAAAACCTTTCACAATGCTTTCCCATAAACCCATAACAGGTTTGGTTAATGTCTTAATAAAACCTGATGTCTTTGGTTTCTTATCTTTACTCTCTGATTTTTTTTCTTTTGCTTTACGTTTTGCTTTCTCATTTTCTTGTTTCTCTTCTACTGCTTCTTCTTCATCTATATCAGTTTGCTTCTCCACTACAGCAAGAATACCACCTACATCCTCTCTAATATTTTTTAGTAAATCATCCAGTCTACTATCAAAAGCATTCGCTACTCTCTGTGCTACTTCACTTTTTTCTGGTGCTGCACCTTGTACTGCTTTAAAAGCAGGTAATGCTTTTGTTGCACCACCACCCAATGCCTTGGGTGCAACAGGTTTCATAGGTTCTTTTTTATTTAAAACCTTCTGAACAAATGTCTTAAATTCTACCTTCCCTTGTTTCTTAAACGCTTCTTTCCTTTGTTCAGGTGTCAACTTTACGCCACCCAAAGTCCCTTGAGTCCTAGCCTCCTGTTCCAGATTAAAAAAGTTGTTAGCGTTAATTGCCATCCTGTTTTTGCCTTTCCTTCTCTTCCTCTATGTGTTGTTTGAGGAGGTCAACATAGACATCACGTTCCCAAGGGATCATGTTTTCTATCTCTGTCAAGCTATATTTATGGTACTGCATCAAGGAAAAATTAATCCTAAAGTATGCCTCAAGACTCATATGAGACATCGCTACCCGAAAAAAGACGCTAACCCCTCCAGAGTAACAGTGCTCTTCTTCTTGGTCTTAGGATTGGTAACCTTAACATCATAAGATAATTTAGGCATAGTCTCAAAGAAGTTCTCAATGTCTTGGAACTGAGTAGTATTTAACTGCTCAAGAAACTCACTGAGTTCTTTCTTACTAGACTCTGCAGCAGGCCATGCTTCTTCATCACTGTATATAGTATCGATACACTGAGAAATGAGATCAAAAGATTGTTCTAGTTGAGAACCTTTAGATCCACTCACATCAAAATTAGTCTGAATGAATTGTTCCAATGAAGGATACTTCATCTTCATACTAAGAGTATCATCAAGTTTAATAGTATCCTTATGCTTCTTAGACTTCTGAACTTCTATCTCATCAATAGGGATGACTATATCAACCTCAGTCTTCTCATCATCTGGACATGTGATAGTAACTTCAATCTCCTCACCAACAGATTTACCTCTGATGTTAAGGAAAAGATATTCAATATCAAATGTAGGAAGTGTATCTACTTTGACATTAGATTTGATACAAGACTTTAGAACTTCTTTGATTGCTCTAGATATATCCTTTTGATTCTCACTCTCCATAGCAAGTACAAGAAGTTTCTCTTCTCTTACTAAGAAAGGTCTGTAGGTTATTGTTTCTCCTGTAGATGGCAACTCAAGTTCATAACTTGGCGTACTAATCTTTGGTAAAGGCATAACAAAATATAATATTATGTGTTTTTATTTAGTGACTTTATGCGATGCTATTACTTCCTGTACCAAACTTCCTAAGACTCTTATCACCACTAGTTTCTCCTGCTGAAGAATCTAAAGAACCAAAGTCACCCACTAACCCATCAATATTTGTATTACCCTTAGTTGCTTGACTACCTGTTCCAGGTTCTCCAATCTCTTGGTTAACAGTTGAGTTAGTATTCTGTCCATTGTCTATAGGATACTGTTTCTGTCCTATATCCTTTGTAAGTTCCTGAGATTCCTCTGTTATGACAGATTTGGATCCACCCCTATGAAGAATAGGATTGGAAGGATTATCCTTAGAAGTATTCTTCAATGGTTGTGAACGACCAGAGAAACTATCTTGTCCAAGATTACCTGGATTTCTAATACCAGTCTTGTTTGTAATATATCTTTCATAAGAGAAGGTCACAGTAAACTCAAGGTTCTGTGATGGGTCATAAGATACATCAGCTGATGATATATTCTGTGGGAAGACATTGATAAAGGAATAAACAATAGATCCTTTAGCACGGAATGGATTAACTACACTCCAAGGAGCATCCATATCTTTATTAAACTTATAAAGATGCAAATCACACTTATAATTGTCTGGATAGTTAGCAACAAAAGATGAAGTACTAGATTTTGGATTCTTCCCTACCAATGGCATAATATATTCCATCCATGCTTCAAACAAATACATGATCTGATAGTTAGAATCAATATAAAATGTCAAGTCAATAGTATTATCAAACTGACGCATGTATGCACTCTTCTGTACCACACCATAGAAATCTCTTACATCATGTGTTGATACTTGAGAACCAGGAAGTGAGGTTGCTTTACATAGCATCCCAGCCTCACTTAATAATGAACGAGGTATATCATTTGCTACTAATGCATTATAAAGATTCTGATTAAATCCAATATGAGACCTGTACTGACTGCTCTGTGCCAGATTACCAAACCTACTTAAAAATCTTGCTGTACTGTATCGAGTACCTGGTATGTTCCCAGCCATCTAAATACCATATGGTGTTTCCCTATACTATGTATGTCCTATAAAGGTAAGTTTACCCCAACTCAATCAAATAAGTACAAAGGTGACTCAAGAAACATCATTTATAGATCCCTTTGGGAACTAAAATTTATGAAATGGTGTGATCGTAATGTAAATATACTTGAATGGGGTAGTGAAGAATTTTTTATACCATACATATCTCCTCTAGACAATAGACCTCACCGTTACTTCCCAGACTTCTACATGAAGATCAAAGAGAGTGATGGTAAGATTAAAAGATATGTAATTGAAGTTAAACCAATGAAGCAATGTATTCCTCCCACAAAAGGGAAGAAACAAAAACGAACCTTCATACGTGAAGTGGCAGAGTATGCAAAGAACCAAGCAAAATGGAAAGCTGCTAGGTCATTCTGTGAGATGAGACAATTAAATTTTAAAGTCGTTACGGAAAAAGAACTTGGCATTAAATGAACCCTACGAAAATAGACTCACTGGTATATTGGAGAACCTTACTGGTGTAGAAGATGCTGATGATTTAATGGTGGATATTATTGACCGTTTGTCTGATGGTGTAACACCAGTACCTGACTTAGGAAACTACTACACATTCATCTACAAAGCAAAGACTCCTAACATTACATACGATACTAATCCTTTGGTTGCTGTGACTGAATACATGCCAAATGGATTCAAAGGTTACAACTTTCATTGGAATAGAATAAGAAACTATACCTTCATGGAAGTAGTAGGACAATTATATTATGTCAATCCATCAGAGATTGATGAACTAAAGACAATACCTTATCAAAATTTTGTTCTAAATAACTAAAAAGATAACTGTGGGATTAACAAACGCTAGTGTTTTAACAAATGATGGAAGGGCAGTCTTGTCCTTTGATCCAGATAATCCTAATAAAGCTGCAACAGTAACTGTTGATGGAACCGAATACACTCAGGGTATTGATGGTCTGTTTGCAGGTTCTGATGGAAGTATATGGAGTGGTGAAACTCCTGGTAGTGGGATGACAGCATCTGCTGGTTCCCAACTCAGATCTCAGATGGGAAATATTCTTAACAGTAATAAAGTTAGTAATGAAACTGTAGACGCATGGGGATCTAAAGTAAACGGAGCAAATAAACAACTAAACACTGGTAGTTCTGCTGCAGGTAACGATGGGGATAAGCAAGAAGGAATACAACCAGGTTTACCACCACGTGCAGAACCAGTAGCTAGAAAACGATATGGTAATTTAAAATATCCTCTGACTCTAGATGGTATTGATTACATGACCATCAGACAATTCACATACGTGCCACTCTCTGATGTAGGTGTTAGTGCTGGAAGAGAAAAAAGAGCAGACCGCAGACATAAATCATCAATAGGATCTGTTACTCTTCCTATACCTAGTCAATTAGCAGACACCAATGGTGTTAGTTGGAATAATAGTAGTTTCAATGACCTACAAATGGCAGGTATGGGTGCTGCTAGTAGAATTATGAACTCAGGTGGAAACGTTATTGCAGAAGTTCAAAAGACTGTTGAGCAAGGTTTAGATGCTTTAGGTAATCAATCACAAGGAGGAAAGCAAGCAATTCAAGCCTATCTTTTAGGTCAACTTCCTGGAATTAATAAAAGTACTAATGAAATATTAGGAAGAATGAATGGACAGATGTTAAATCCAAACTTGGAACTCATCTTTAATGGTCCTACCTTACGTCAGTTTCAATATAGTTTTAGACTCACACCAAGAAGTGATTTAGAATCAAGAATGGTTAGAAGTATCATTAGATTTTTTAAACAAGGAATGTCGGTAAAGGAAACTACAACAAATATGTTCCTTAGTTCTCCTAATATATTCCAACCTAGATTCTACAACAAGCAAGGAAAACAGCACACATTTATCAACACAATAAAAAAATGTGCTTGTACTAGTTTCACTGTGAACTATGTACCTGATAATACTTACATGACCTTACCCAACTCATCTATGACTGCTTACGATATAAGTATGTCATTCACAGAACTCGATCCAATTGTAGATATGGATTACTCAGAGTTGGATGGTGATAACGACAACGTAATAGGATTCTAAAATGTCTAGATACTTCCGCAACCTACCAAACTTTGAGTACATCTCTCGTATCAATGAGAGAAAAACTAATAAGGATTTTATTACTGTTAAAAATCTTTTCCGTAGACCTGTAATAAGAGAAGATTTATTTGCAGACTTCATGTCATTCACCAAGTATCAAATCGTTGGTGATGAACGTCCAGATGAAGTTGCATACAAAGTCTACGGTGATTCAAATTTAGATTGGATTGTCCTCCTCTCAAACAATATTGTTAATGTAAGAGATGAATGGCCATTAACCCAACAAGATTATAGAAACTATTTGATTGAAAAATATGGTAACGATACTGATGCACTAGATGTTATTAAATTCTACGAGACTGAAGAGATAAAAGACTCTGAAGGAAAAGTATTTGTTCCTAAAGAAATGAAAGTTGACTCAACATATAAAGTAAGTTTCTTAGACAGTGGAACCAACAAGATAGTTGAAGTAAGTCCAATACAGGGTATCACTTACCGTACATATGAAGACAGACTTCAAGAGGATAAAAGAAACATTAACCTCCTAAAGTCTGAATATGTGTCAATAGTATTAGATGATATAGAAACTCTCTTGGATTATGAACAGTCTACAGAATATATAAACCCAGTTCTCAAGAGAGCATCCAACCCGAACTTGGGTTAATTATTCCTCAGCAAGTTTCTGGAAATAACTTAAAGCATCATCCTCATCAGCATCAGGTGCTGAAGCAACTGCTGCAGCAGCAACAGGTGTTGGATCATCTTCTTGTACCACCTCCTCATCAATACGAGGACGCTGTGCTTGTTTCTGTCCAAGTACAGACTTAAGACGACGTTCTAAATCTTCGTATGATTTGAAGTTAGACTGTGCTGTAAAGTCTGCAAGTGGGTACTCTTTTTTCCAGAGTGCTTCAAGTGCATCATCGTCATCAAGGAGAGGTGAAGGAGCATCAAACTCTGACTTGTCATAATTCCAGTAACCATCAACCTTACGTATCTTAAGTTTGAAGTTTGCACCTTGCCAGAAATCGAAAGGATTAATGGGTGTTTCATCTTCAAACTCTGGTTGCATAGCGGCCGTTAACTTATCAAATATCTTCTTCCCAAATTTAAATAGGAAGACTCCTCCTTCATTGTGAGGATTAACTGGATCCTTCACAACATAGATGTTTGCATAGTAGGAAAGCTTACGCTTCTGTCTACGAACAACATCCTTGTCACCATCATTACCACTGTTCCATAAGTCCCTATTGTATTCTGATACAGGATCCTTAGCACCAAGAGTGGTGAGAGAATTCTCAATGTACCAACCACCTGGTCCTTGGAATGCATGGGAGTATACCTTTGCCCAAGGTAGATCCTCTCCATCAGTTGCAGGAAGGAAACGAATAACAGCATAACCATTACCAGACTTATCCAGTTCTGGTTTCCAAAGTCGCTCATCAGCACCACCTTTGGTAGTGTTCGTCTTCTCGATCTCCTTAACTAGTTTGGAGGTCAGCGATCCAAGAGAAGACTGTTTCTTTAGGCTTGAAAAAGACATAGATTTGGCTTTTGTTTTTAGATTTGGCTTGTTTGTACTTGATTATTATAAGATCAAAAAGAACTATTGTCAACCTGCTGTTTCATAATCCCAATCATCTTTTCCATATTGGCAAAGACATTGGCCATATCGACATCTTTGGGCATCCCCATCATGACGGCAGATTCTTGAATGTTCTCCTTCATTTTTTTCGCTTGAGGATCATCTGATAAACTCATACGAGCATAGAGTATCCTTTGTTTCTCAAGAAGTTCCATAAGTAAATCAATATGTTCTTCCTTTTCTTCATTATCCATTTGAGGAAAATTAAAGACACTACCATAGATCTCCTCTTGGAGTTCTTGAATGTCTGTCATCTCCTTACGAACAAGATCTGAATCGAAAAACGTCAATTCCTTTCAACCTCCTCAGTTGTTTCTGTTTGGGTTTCAGTTTCAGTTTGACTGTCTTGAATTTGTTCAAGAACATCAATAGCACCTAGAAGTTTAAGACGAGTCTCACTGACACTAACCAGTTGCTCCCTTAAACTTTTAAGTACTTCATCATTAGTCATGGCCATGAATGACAACCTCTTTTAGAACTTTTTTGTAACGGTGTACATTAATATTTAGGAAGGGTGTGTACTTTTTAATCCGTCTACTGACGGTTTCCCACACTGGATCCTTTAACTTCTTATCAAAGTTTTTAACGTACCCAAGTATTCTATCACATATTACCATAGTTTCCAAACTTGTAAACCCACCAAGATAACTTTTTAAAATAGGAGGGTGTCCATTACTACAATCAAAGACATCATCAACTCTCTGTTCATCAAACAATGATGTAGCATCTTCTTTAAAAACATAAGACAGCGACTGAACTTTCTTCTGCCACTGTCTAAAATTATTATCTCCCTCTCTTATAATTTCTCCTATCCATAGAGTCTCTGGATCTTTACATGATACAAAGTTTGCTACAAAAAAATCTTCTATCTCCTTATCTGGATGTGCTCTAGCCATCTTCTCAAAGAAGTATCTGTCCTTGCGCTTATGAAATGCATTTAAAGAAGCACGAGAACGACCACAGTACTTGTGGTAATCATACTTATCTCTAGTGAAGTGTTGCTTCATTGCAAGATAAGTTTTATATGTTTCAAATGGCATCATCCCTCAAATGGTTTGATAATAATCCGATTGTTTTCGTAGTCTGCTTTAAACTCTAACTCAACATCATGCTCCCACATAAGTTCTTCATACAATGCATTGAGACGATCCATGTCCTCCCAAAGATTATTGATATGTTCTGGCAAATGATCGTCTTCCATTTAAAAAAGTAATAGGGGGAAAAATTGGCAGGATTTTTTTTGGGTCTTTTATGAAACTAAATTGGCAATTTCGCACGAGATGTACGTTTTAAAAAGTTTAACTCCTGTGCTGTGTACTTTAATTTTTCTTTCAGAGGTTTTGATAATAATTTAGGTACGGACTCAAGTTCAATTGTGTTCTCATCACAGTAAACTATGATTGCTTCGATATAATTAAGTGAATCATTTTCTTGCACTAACTTTTCGATGTCTTGTGCAAATTTGGATGGACAAAGAAACTTCTTCTCCAACACTGCGTTTAGTTCTTTATCCATTACCATGAGATTTGAGATTAGAGGAGACAAATTTCTTTATATACTTAACTAGTAGCTTAATATACTCGTCTTTGTTGCGTTTGTCAAATATTTTTACGTCACCACCAGGTGTAACCATCATAGTAATAAGTTTCTTAACAGGTATACCTGTTAACTCATAATACATACATGCATATGCAGTTTCCTGAACGAAATAGTTCTCCAACCACTTCTCTGGTTTGATCTTTTCAGATGTCTTAAAGTCAATGACTGCTAGTTCGCCTTCATATTCAGCAATGCAATCAACACGACCAGCAATGCCAAGATACTCTGAGTAGAGAGTACGCTCGATTGCATGAACATTTTGAATCTTATCAAGGTAAGGTTTAGCATGATGGAACATAAATTGTGTAGCTGGAAGGAAGTTATTCCAATCCAATTCTTTATTCTCTAAGTAAGACTGTGCTGCTTCATGGTAATCAGTACCACGAGTAGTTGCTTTCTTAGTAATGCGATTTGCTTCTTCCTCACCCACACGCTTACGCCATTTGGCAAAGATGTGTCGATTATAGAAACTAGTAACTGAAGTAATAGAAGGAACCCACTCACCGTTAGGGACTTGATACAGTCTACAACCAGGTGTTTCCTTCTTTTCTAATTCAATGTCACCGAGATAATTACAATGATCAAATGTCATAACATACCAAGAGAATGCTTTGCTAAGATGTATTCTTTAACCAATCCTGAACGAACGATATCATTGATATCAAATTCAACAGAGGCAAATGATTCCATCATAGAAATAACTTTCATAAAATCACCAAGGCCAGAACGTTCATGGTTGTTACGAAGATCAGTTTGAACTCCGTCGCCACAGAAAATAATCCTAGAATTATCTCCTACTCTAGTAATTATACTATCTAACTCGTGAAAATTCAAGTTCTGACATTCATCAACAATAACAATAGCATTATCTAATGTAGTACCACGTATGAATGAGGTAGACCAGAAGGTAATAGTTTCCTGAGTTTTAAGATTACCATAAAGCATTTCAAAGTCTGTATCAGATGGCATCTGAAACATATACTTCACCATCTTCTTGTATGGAACCTGAAAGAGATAAGATTTATCTTCATGATCTCCTGGTAGGAAACCAATTTCACGTGTCGATACAAGAGAACGAACGATGTAAATCTTTTCGTATGGTGTATCTAAATCAAGAACTTCTTTAAGTGCTTTGTATAATGCAATGAATGTTTTACCTGTACCAGCACATCCATAGGCAAACAAATGCTTACCTGCATCATATTCTTCAAAAAATTTCTCTTGGTTTGCAGTAAGTGGATCAATATCTACAAGGAGATCTGCATTGATAGGTTTCTTTCGTCTCATTTGTTTAGCCGTTAGTCCTACTCCAATGGGATCGTCAGTCTTTTTCTTTCTTGGCATACTAATAGTCCCCCAATCCTTGTGTTGTACCTATATTTCTCTTTGCTAATCTTGCATTAATGCCCCCAGATTTTTCGGCCTTCTTGAGGACTTCACCCCATCCAGGATTCTTATTAAGAAGTTTATCTTTCCATTCACCCACCTCACCTACACCAGGCATGGTAGATGGATCAGAATAATCCCTTAACCAATCAGGATTATCTTCACACCACTGGTCCCAGTCATGAACACTCATCACAACTTCTTTTTGTTCACCAGTTTCTGTGTTAACTACAGGATACGTTGCCATAAAACTTAATAATGTATTGTTATTTAGACCCAAGCAAGGGCTTCTGCCACTACTGGAAACTGTTCAGAGAATATTCTCTTACATTCATTAGCAATATCCATATGCTCTTTCTGTGTACCATGTCCAGAACGTAGGTTAATGTAATGTATCCATGAACGACATGAACCAGTCATGTATATCTTAGTAGGGGTAGCGAGAGGTAGTACAAACCTAGCACACTCCTTAGCAACACCAGCATCAAGCATCTCTTTATATAAACGCATCCCATCTACAAAATGCTTTTGCATCTTACTATTAAAATCCTGAATAACAAGAGGATCTACATCATCAATACTGTTCTGTCTATTCTTATCATCCTGCCTACGTAGTTCTGGCAAAGGTATCTCCTTACCTAGCATACTACTATCAGCATACCTTTGGGAGAACTCTTGATAGGTAAATGATCTATGCCTTAATATCTGTGCTGCTAGTCCTCTGGTGGTATTAATCTCCAGAGTCATATATGATTGCTCAAAGACCGACCAATGACCGTGCTTGATGCAGTAACCTAACAATCCACTGACGTTTGGGTTGTCTTGATTCTTGGGGTTGCTCACCCTTGCCACGTACCCCATCATCTTTTCCGCTTCTGGGGTTACTGTCACCAAGTTTACGTTCATGATGTTTCTTTTCAAGTTTGAGATGTTTTTTAAAATTCTTAGCGAAATTTATTTCTTCCTTAGAATATAACTCAGGATGTTTCTTTGCCCTCTTGAGTATCAGTTTGGCTGCCTTCTTGTCTTTCATACTTACCGTAGTACGCTTTAAAATATAGAACTATTCCACTAGTCGTCGATTGTTTACTACACCATTCATCTGCACACTCATAGATTGCTTTGTTTGTATGAGTGTTTCCGAAAGTCTTTAGCAATAAAGATAATGCGTATTGTCTAGTTTTACTATCCATCATCATCCTCAAAAACTTCATCATATTCTAGAAGTGGTGCAGAGAATGCTGGTGCTTCAGTCGTTGTGTAAGCATCAACATCAGAATAAACCTCAGACTCTAATGCATCGACTAAAAGTTTGAGATTCTTGACAATTAACTTAAGTTTCTCTTTGTCCATAAGGTATTTATAAAAGAGGGGGTGGGAGGTTGGATTAATGTATACCAACAAGTAAGGGGCATTGCTACATTAGTAGATTTTTACCTCACTGTCCGAGACCCGACTGGTAAGTCGATTCACGTTTTCAACGTGCAGCACCACCTGTGTCTCGTCACCTTAACTAGCCTTATGCCAGCAAGTTTGATTCAGTCACTCCCGTGTCAGTTCCGTCGAACCAACAAAATAATTATGCCATAAAAAAAGGAGGGTGTCAAGCCCTCCTTTAATGTATCTGTAAGTCTGTACAGAAGATACTAACTCTTGGATGCGAACTTACGTTCTACCTTGATACCACGATACATTAGATCATGATTTCTCTTCTGTGCTTCTGCTTGTACCATTCTACGGTACTCTGAAGAGTCGTATGAGACTCCACGGTATGTGACTTGTGCCATTGGCTTACTCCTGAAGTAGTTGGATTTTTAGGCCCCGTTCCTTCAGTCATGTGCGTCCTCTGGAAAACATTTCTTCTCTGCACTCATCTGTACCATCTGAACTAGTTCAGTACGGTTTTCAGTCGAAGGTCTTATCTTATCGATAATACCATTTGCTTCCTCACAAGTGAGGAGAGTGGCGAGTAGGAACTCCATGAGGATGAACGCTCCGTTCCGTGACTTACTTGCAACCCCGTCGAAGGGGGTCGAACGATTGTGTTAATAATAACACAGTTATATTATATAGTCAAGTAGGTTTGTATCTTATGATACAGTTTCATAATCTTTTAACATTTCATCATGAATAGCACGTGCTGATGCGTTGTGTTCAATCAATTTATTCATCCATACACGCTCTTCTAGAGTGACAGGAACACCATCAGTTGTGATGATCCTGCATAGGATATCAGTAAGTTGCAGTCTGTAGTGTGTGCTTAACATGTTCAATTGCTAGTGGTAGTATGGCATATTCTTTTCTTTGAATAGCCTTGGTTAATGATTTGATAGTGTCTTCTGGAAGTATGGGAACAAGTCCCTGCATTATAATTTCTCCACTATCTAATTCCTCATTAACATAGTGTACACTACATCCAGTAAACTCCTCACCTGCTTCCATTGCCTGTTCAACGGCATTTAATCCTTTGTACTTAGGAAGTAATGAAGGATGCACATTGATAATAGGAGCAGGGAAAGCAGCAGGGTCTTTAATCACTCTCATGTATCCTGCCAACACAATGAGATCAACACGATATGCCTTGAATAATTCTATCATCTTATCTTCGTCTTTGGCATTCACATAACAGTGAGGAATACCATACTTAGCCGCTCTCTTTAAAGCACCGCATTCTTTTTTGTTGTGAATCATCATCACAACTTCATCTTTGTTACAGGTTCGGAGTATGTTCTCGAAGTTGGTTCCGTTGCCAGAACACATAACACCTAATCTCATAGCACTGGGTACTCCTCGTTACGTACAAATTCGGTTTTCATAGTCTCAAAGTCTTCCATCAATCTCATGACCTGAACCTTATCAAGTCCAGCAAGATTTATACAGTTCTCTAGGCAACGATAGATACATTCCCTATCAGAAATGGG